CCTTGGTTTCATTTAGATATGAAAGATGCTGACGTTGGTCGGCAAGACGAGGTTCAGGCTTGGCTAGAAGATACTAGCCAGCGCATGATACGCGCATTTAACCAGTCTAACTTTGAGACTGAGGTTCACGAAATGTATGTGGACTTGGTTGTCTTTGGCACTGGCTGTATGTTTGTTGAAATGGAAGGCGACCAGTTACGTTTCAGCACACGGCACATTTCTGAGTTTTATGTACAAGAAAACCAATACGGCATTGTTGATACTGTGTTCCGTAAATACCAAGTTCCTGTTCGCCAAGTGGTGCAACGCTTTGGCTATGACAACATATCTGATGCTATTCGCAAAAAGTTTGAGAAGCGGCAAGACGAAGATATGGAAATCTTGCATGTGGTTCTGCCAAGACTAGACAGAGACCCTAGCAAAAAGGACAACAAGAACATGCCCTTTGCATCTTTTTATATAGATGTTGAGAGCAAGGCTCTTCTTTCTGAGAGTGGCTTTGAGGAACTGCCTTATATTGTCCCGCGCTTTTTGAAGGCTACAGGCGAAGTTATGGGCAGAAGCCCTGCGATGACTGCGTTGCCCGATGTCAAGATGGTCAACCTAATGTCAAAGACAATTATTCAGGCGGCTCAAAAGCAGATTGACCCACCGTTACTTGTGCCTGACGATGGCTTTATTTTGCCAGTGCGTACACAGCCAGGCGGCCTTAATTTTTATCGGGCTGGCTCACGCGACACAATTACGCCACTAAACACTGGTGCTAATATCAACATTGGTCTAGCGATGGAAGACCAGCGTAGATTAGCTATTCGTTCTGCTTTTTATGTAGACCAACTATTATCCGGTGGCGCACCAAACATGACTGCTACTGAGGTAATACAACGCCAAGAAGAACGTATGCGTGTGATTGGTCCTGTTCTTGGCAGACTTATGAACGAAATGTTACGCCCGATGATTGACCGTGTGTTTGGGTTAATGTTGCGGAATGAGATGTTATCCTTGCCACCAGAGATGCTGCAAGGCCGTGATGTTGATATCGAATATGTATCACCACTGGCTAGAGCGCAAAAGTCTAGCAGTCTGAACAGCACAATGAAAGCACTTGAGATACTTCTTCCATTGGCGCAATCATTACCTGTTGGCGACCATATTGACCCTGATGGGCTTGTTCGTCACATTACTGAATCACTTGGCGTTCCGAAGACTACGCTGAGAACCCAGCGGCAAGTTAACGAAACTCGTCAGCAAAGAGCGCAGCAAGAGCAGGAAATGATGGAACGTCAGCAGACGCAGGAAGATGTTTATACTGCGGCTCAAGCGGCTCAAGCAACTAGAATGGTAGGACAATGACAGCCGAAAAAGAAATTGAAAAAGTAAGATACATGTACAGGGAAACCTTTGCCACTGATAATGGAGCGAAGGTTTTGGGAGACCTTGAGAAGCGTTGCAATATGCGTAGCTCAAGTTATGTGGCTGGCGATGCCAATGCCACAGCATTCGAGGAAGGAAAACGAGCAGTTATCCTTCATATTCACAATATGCTAGAGGAGTAATTATGTCAGAAGAAAATATCGAACAGGTAGCCCAGCCAGAAGCTGCACCGCTGGAAACTCCAGCAGACGTAGCTCAAGGTGGGTCTGGTAACGATTTTCTAGGAATGATACCAGAGGAGTTAAGACAACACCCAAGCCTATCACCTATTAAGGATGTCGAAAATCTTGCACGTTCTTATGTTAACGCTCAGCGATTGATTGGTGCAGACAAGATACCAATGCCAGTCAATCCGTCAGATGAAGACCTTGACCGTATTTATAATCGTCTTGGTCGTCCGGAAACCCCTGATGGCTACCAGATATCACCTGACGGCAACATTGTTACTGAAGACTTGGCAAAAGACTTTGCTGACTTTTCACACAAGTTGCGCTTAACGCCAGAACAAGCTCAAGGAATTATGGACTACTATCGGTCTTCTGTTGAGCAAACAAGTGCTGGGTCAGCGGAACAAGCTGAGCAGTTTCGGCAAACAACGGAAGAGGCTCTCAAGTCAGAGTGGGGCAGGGCATACGACCAGAAACTCACACAAGCTGTTAATGCGGCTAAAGAGTTTTCCAACCCTGAGATATTTGACTTGCAGTTATCTGATGGTTCGCGGTTAGGGGATAACCCTGACTTTATTAAAACATTTGCAAATATTGCAGACTTTAGGCAAACTGTCACAAGTGAAGACACGGTTGCGGAAAATGCCTCGTCAAATGTAATGACACCTAAACAGGCACAGGCAGAAATTGACGCAATCATGAGAGACAAGTCCCACGCTTATTGGGACGGCAAGAACACCGTTGGGCATACTGAAGCTATCCAGCGGATGCAAGAATTGATGGGCATGGTTCATGGATGAGTTAGATAGAATCCAGACACGCCTAGACTGTTTACGGATTGCTATTGAGTTCGGCTCAATGCGTGATGTAATGAATCCCGATTCACTCGCAGATAAATACTACGAGTGGGTCATGCAGGGTAGCGATGCAAATCGTCCTGTTGACAATCGGAAAGACGATGGCCTAAAGGCGGCTAAAAAGCCCAGAAGCGTCCGTAAGGGTAGCGCATCGCAATATGACAACGCAACCTAGTAGATTAAGGAGTTTATCATGTCTACTCAAGTAACTACCGCGTTTGTCCAACAGTACTCTGCTAATGTGCAGATGCTATCACAGCAGATGGGTTCACGTCTGCGTGATGCGGTTCGCATTGAGAATGTTGTTGGCAAAAACGCATTTATCGACCAAATCGGAGCAGCTACTGCACAGGTTCGGACAACTCGCCACGCTGATACCCCTCAGATTGACACTCCACATTCACGGAGACGTTTAACTCTGGCGGATTATGAGTACGCTGACTTAATTGATGACCAGGATAAGGTTCGTATGCTAATCGACCCGACTTCATCTTACGCTATGGCTGCTGCGGCTGCTATGGGTCGTGCGATGGATGACGTGATTATTACATCAGCCCTTGGCACAGCAGCAACTGGTGAAACTGGTTCAGGCACACAAGCCATTACCAACAGCATTGCTAATGGCAACACTAACTTAACACTCGCAAAGCTACGCGAAGCTAAGTTCCTGTTGGATTCCGGTGATGTTGACCCATCAATCCAGCGTTACATTGCTGTCGGACCAAGCCAGATTCAATCCTTGCTTGCAGACACAACTGTAACCTCAAGTGACTTCAACACAATTAAGGCACTTGTACAGGGTGAGCTAGATACCTTCATGGGCTTCAAGTTCATCATGACAAACCGTCTGACAACCAGCGATGGTTCTGAGACCGATGACATCCGTAACTGCTTTGCATGGGCAGAAGACGGCATTACACTTGGTCTTGGTAAAGACGTATCAGCGCGTATTGACGAGCGTGCAGACAAGAGTTACGCAACTCAGGTCTACTACTGCATGTCACTAGGCTCTGTTCGTATGGAAGAAGCCAAGGTCGTACAAATCGACTGTGACGAATCTCCAGACTAACATATCGAAGGGGTGGGTGATTTCATCCACCTCTTCCTTTCAATAGGTGGTGTGTGGAATACAATAGCGATTTTCGATACGACCTGAAGGTTGGTCAGCTACAAGAGAAATGGCTAGCTGATATTTTAGAATCGGAAACGATTGAGGTAAAAAGAGATTTCATGGCTTCACAGACTGGTCGGGTGTTTGTGGAGTTTTTTTGTAGAAATAAGCCATCAGGTATAGCGACAACACAAGCAAAATTCTGGGCGTTTATACTTGGTGACGAAACTGTGGTATTATTACCAGTGAAAAAATTATTGGCTTTAGCTTTGGAAGCAGAAGAGCAGGGCAAGGTTGTTCAAGGTGGCGACAGCAATTTAAGCGTAGGTGCTTTGATAGAGTTGGAAAGGCTAGTTAAGTAATGGCATCAGTAGTTGATATATGTAACGAAGCGATGGACTTGCTGGGTGCGGCAACCATTACTGCTCTCACCGAAAACTCCAAAGAGGCTAGGCTGTGTAACCGTAGATACGAAACAGTCCGTGACTCTGTTCTTAGAGCGCATCCTTGGAACACTGCCATTACGCGAAAGGAACTTGCAGCAGATAGCGAGACTCCTGCGTTTGGATTTAATTTTCAGTACACCTTGCCGACAGAGCCATTTTGTTTGCGTGTGCTGTCACTGCATAACGCTCATGTGGATAGCAATATTGCGGCATATGATTCTCAGGCTATGTTTAAAATTGAAGGCCGGAAAATACTGACAGATGAAGAGACGTGCCGCATTGTGTATGTTGGCAGGGTCACTGACACAGAACAGTATGATTCACTGCTATCTTCTGCCATTGCTACTAAGTTAGCGGCTGAAACTGCTTATGCTATTACTGGTAGCACTAGCGTATCTCAGCAAATGTTTGCGATATATGAACAACGCTTGCGCGAGGCTCGGTCTATGGATGCGGCTGAAGGTGTGCCGGACAAGATTATTGCTAACGACTTTATTAATGTAAGGTTCTAAAATGGCGCGAGTATCAACCATTGTTACCAACTTTAAGTCTGGTGAGCTATCTCCACGCCTTGAAGGACGCATTGACTTACAAAAGTACAATGAAGCGGCACAAACGCTAGACAACATGCTTGTCTTTCCTTCAGGTGGAGCAACTCGCAGACCAGGGACTTACTTTGCTGGAAGAAGCAAAGACGGTGGCAAGGTTCGTTTGATTAACTTTGAATACTCTGACGAGCAAGCCTATGTCTTAGAGTTTGGGGCAAGCTACATTCGCTTCTATAAAGACGGTGGCATACTCACAGAAGCCACAACAAGTATTACTGGCGCAACATCAGCCAATCCTGTGGAGATTACTGCAACATCACACGGCCTATCTAATGGCGATAGAGTATTCGTTAGCGGTGTTGTCGGCATGACAGAAATCAATAACCTTGAGTTTACCGTTGCTAATGCAACAACAAATACTTTCGAGTTGTCTGGGGTTGATGGCTCAGCTTACACGGCCTATACATCTGGCGGCACTGTAGGGAAGATAGTAGAAGTTACAACTACTTACAGCGTTGACGACATATTTGAGATTAACCACGCTCAGTCAGCCGATGTGTTGTACTTAGCTCACAAAGACCACGCACCAGCAAAGCTAATAAGAACTACTGCAACTAGCTTCACTTTGTCTGACATTGAGTTTACTGACGGTCCTTATCTTGATGAAAACATTACCGACACAACTTTATACGCCTCTGCTGATACTGGAACTATAACCATTACAGCTTCCACCGCTTTGTTTAGCAACGATGATGTGGGTCGGCTTGTTAGGTTCAGGGAAGTTTTAGAGGTTAGTTATGACGAGTGGCAAGCAAGTACAAGTTATGCTGATGGCGAGTTTGTCAGATACAATGGTCACGTTTACAAGCAAGTAACAGGCTCAACCCAAACATCAGGCAACACCCCACCTGTTCACACAAAGAACACTGAGACTTATGGTGATATAGACTGGGAGTATCGGCATGACGATACTGGGTATGCAAAGATTACCGCGTTCACTAGTTCAACAGAGGTCACGGCTGTTGTGCAAGAAGATGATGGCGGCATATCTGTTTTGCCTCATAATATTGTGGGGGCATCTAATGCAACAGCACGTTGGTCATTAGGAGCATTTAACGGAGACCAAGGCTTCCCACGCGCTATTGGCTTTTACGAGCAGCGGTTATACTTTGCTGGGACAACAGGCCAACCGCAAACTATCTTTGGTTCTGTATCTGCCGACTTTGAAAACCATACTCCAGGCACAGAAGATGATGCGGCAGTCAATGTAACCATTGCGTCAGACCAAGTGAATGTTATTAAGCATTTGTTGCAAGGGCGTTTCTTGCAAATCCTGACAACAAGTTCTGAGTTTACGTTATCTGGCGGTGCTGGCGCACAACCAGTTACTCCTACAAATGTTAACGTATTGCGCGAAACAACATTTGGCACATCAGATGTTAGGCCACTTCGGGCTGGTAACTCAACAATACTTATTCAGAAGGGTCGAGAAAAGGTTAAAGAGATTACCTTCGACCTTGATACCGATGGACTACTTGGCATTGACCTTACCATTTTAGCCGACCACATTCCTCGTGGTGGTTTGGCAGATATGATTTGGCAGCAAGAACCTGAGTTAATACTTTGGTTCGTCCACAACGATGGCAGACTTATTGGGCTTACTTATGATAGAGCAAACGCAGCGATTGGCTGGCA